CCACCGTCATCCGCAAGGGTACCGTTGCTGCCGACGGCACGTTGAAAATGCGGGCGATCCCTGAGGGGAAGTACATTCTGCGGGAGACGGCAATCCCCGGCGGCTATCTCTCCGAAAATGTGAGCGCAACGCCGGCAGATCACACTGTGACGGTTACAGTCAGTGGCTCCACCGTCACAACCTCCATCGACGGAAAGACCGGGATAGGCTCTAATGAGCTCACAGTAAAGAACTATCGTGAGGGCGTAGCCGGCAATCTCACCATAGGCAAAACAGTGGCGGGGAACGCCGGAGATCAGAAGAAAGCATTCAAGTTCACCCTGAGCCTGACCGGAGCACCCGATACCTATCAGTATATCGGCAGTGGCGTGCCCGACGGGTCAATAAAGAACGGAGATACCGTTTCCCTCACCCACGGGCAAAGCATCAGTGTGATTGGACTGCCGAAGAATGCAGTTTACACCGTGACTGAAGAAAACGACTCGGCCGACGGGTACACTACAGCCAGTACGGTGACCGCAGCAAATACTTTAGGAACCAATAGCTCGGCGTCTGGGAAGACTGTGACAGGAACCATTGTTGCCGACGATACGCAGACCGCCTCCTTTACTAACACAAAAAATGTGTATGTTCCCTCTACGGGGAACCTGACCATCAGCAAAACGGTGGCGGGACCCGGTGCCGATACCGCGAAGCAGTTTAACTTTACTGTTACCTTCACCGGCGCGCCCGGCTCCTATCCTTACACGGGCAACGGTGTATCTGCCGGAACAATTCATAGCGGAGATACGTTTGCCCTTGCCAACGGCCAGAGCATTACGATTACTGGGCTGCCCGCCGGAGCGAGCTATCAGGTGAGCGAGAACGCCGACTCGGCACAGGGTTACAAGACGGAGAGCGCCGGAAGCTCCGGCACAATTTCTGTCGGAGACCAGACCGCGGCCTTTACCAACACGAAAATTACCAATCCCGGCAGTTTGACGATACATAAGGTTGTGGAAGGTAAGGGAGCGAGTCAAACCCGGAAGTTCAGATTTACCGTTACCTTTACTGGCGCGCCGGATGCCTATCCCTATGCCGGCTCCGCCTCCGGCACCCTCCACAGCGGTGACGCGGTGATGCTTTCCAGTGGGCAGAGTATCACAATTGCGGGTCTCCCCGCAGGTGCGGGCTATACCGTGACAGAGGCCGATTACTCGGGCGTAGGCTACACCACCTCCAGCACGGGGGCCTCGGGCGTAATATCCTCCGGCACAACGCAGACTGCATCATTTACAAACAGCTGGAGCCCGCTTCCCAATGAACCGGGGAAGCCCAAAAATCCCACTGTGGATATCGGCGATGAGGACATCCCGACAGGAAATACGGATGGCGAAAACCACGATGTGCCGGACGGCGGAAATGATGTCAATACGCCGGACGGAGAAGAAAGTGGCTTGCCCAGAACGGGTGACGATCAGAAAAGAGGCCTTGCAGAGTTTGGCCTGTTCTTCTCCTCTGCAGCCTTAGCAGTTTTTGCTGCGGCCGATTATGTCTTGCGCAGGAAAAATCACGGTAAGAAAAACAAATAATATTTTAGGGGAGAGCCGGCAGCAAAAATTATTTTCTTACTGCCGGCCCTTTTGAAAAAGTCTATAAGAAGGATATCCGGATGACACGCACAGAAAAATCAAACCTACACAGAATCCTGCATCTTTTGATGATCTTGTGTGCGGCTGGTATTCTTGTTTCGGCAATCGTGCTGCTTTTCAACAATCGAGAATATGCCGCGGGCGACGCTGCCTATCGGCAGATTCGCCGCCAGACGCAGCAATCCTCAGCTCCGACCACAGGCAAGCCGGCAGCGGGAAAAAAGCAAAAGGAAGGGGCCAGTATCGACTTCCTATCTCTTGAAAAGATCAACCCGGACGTGGTGGCCTGGCTTGTCGCCGAAGGTACAGCGCTCGACTATCCCGTTGTACAGGGCAAGGATAATGATTTCTACCTCGGCAACCTGTTCACCGGGAAACCCAACAAGATGGGCTCTATCTTTATGGATTATCGCAACAGTGGAGATTTTTCCGATAAGAACACGATTATATATGGGCATAATATGAAAAATGGCTCTATGTTTTCAACAATAACAAAGTACAAAAATCAAGGCTATTACAATCTTCACCCGACAATGTTACTTCATACACCCAGCGGTGACTTTGTTATTGAGCTATTTGCAGGAATCATTGTCGATGGAAACTATGGGGCTGTCCAAACTAATTTCAAGGATGATCATGATTTTCAAAATTATATTGATTCGCTAAAAAAGGTGTCTACTTTTAAGTCCAATACAGGCGTAAATGCTGACGACCGGATTATTACTTTATGTACTTGTTCCTATGAATTCAAAAATGCACGGTATGCTCTGTTTGGAAAACTGACGCCTATACAAAAGAGTCTCACGTAGTACCCCTGGCACCTTCAGGCGATGAACTGTTAAGGTCTCCTCCAGTCCCACCAAGAGGCTAGCCGCCGCCTTGGGATACTTATGCTTGTATCTCAGTGCCGTCCTTGAATGTGACCTGCACGTCGTCCTTGCTGTAGACCGTGACGAAATCCACAAGGCTGACCCAGAGCATCGGGTCGAACTCTGTGACCATGCCGTCCATCGCCTGTAGCTCCTTTAGGAAGTCCTCAATTGTAGCTTGCCGGTTGGCTTTGTCGCTTATAACGGCGGTTACTTCCTCAAGACGGGCCTTTGCTTTCCCGAAGCGCTCCGTCAGGCCGTCGTAGCGTTTCTGGTATTCGGTCTGGTCGAGGGCAACACGAGCATTTTCGTAGATGCTCTGCTGCATCATTTCGGAAACGACCACCATTTCCTGTTCCAGAGCCGTCTTCTCGGCGTCGAGGTCACTGGTGTCGAAAACTGTCGACTTAATGGTATCGAAGGCTTTGATGATCCGGCCTTTCTCCGGTAAGAGCTTGTTGACTGCTGAAACGAAGTAGGCTTTGATCTCATTGTCGGTGAAATGCGGCGTGGTGCAGCGCTCGTCGTTGTCGAATTTGTGATTGCACTGCCAGATGACCTGTCGGTATTTGCTGTTGGAGTGCCAGACCTTCGAACCATACCAGCTTCCGCACTGACCGCATTTGATTTTTCCGGAGAAAAGGTGAACGCCGCTATGCCGGTTTCGGCCTTTGCCCCGTCGCTCAAGCTCACGCTGGACGGCTTCAAAAACTGCCGGGGAAATGATCGCCTCGTGGTTTCCTTCCACATAATACTGAGGGATTTCTCCATCGTTCCGCTTCTTCTTTTTCGTGAGGAAATCCACGGTATAGCTTTTCTGCAGGAGCGCATCACCCTTGTACTTCTCGTTTTCGAGCATGTGACGGACGGTGCCGGCATTCCACTTTTCTTTGTGACCCGGTGTTGGAATGCCATCAGCGGTGAGTTGGGAGGCAATACCGAAGGGTGTCATGCCCTGCAGGAACATGCTGAAGATGCGCTTTACAATAGCGGCTTCGGCTTTGTTCAGCACGAGGTTGCCATCCGGCCCTCGGTCGTAGCCAAGGAAATGGCCAAACGGAACAGTGACCTTTCCGTCTGCAAAACGCTTCCGCTGGCCCCAGACGCAGTTCTCGGAGATGGAGCGGGATTCTTCCTGCGCAAGGGAGCTCATGATGGTAATCAGCAGCTCCCCCTTAGAATCAAGCGTCCAGATGTTCTCCTTTTCGAAGTAGATCTCCACGCCTTTTTCCTTGAGTTGCCGGACGGTGGTCAGGCTGTCGACCGTATTTCGGGCAAAGCGGCTGACCGATTTGGTGACGATAAGGTCAATCTTGCCGCCAAGGGCATCTGTGACCATGCTTTTGAAGCCCTCGCGCTTTTTGGTGTTCGTGCCTGTAATACCCTCATCGGTATAAACACCGACGAACTCCCAATCGTCGCGGCTCTTGATATAGTTGGTGTAATAGTCGATCTGCGCCTCATAGCTGGTGAACTGCTCGTCGCTGTCGGTGGAGACACGGGCGTAAGCGGCTGTGCGTCGCTTTTTCTGCTCGTTCAGCGGCGTCGCAGTAAAACGTGTCAGCGTCGCCGGAATTGTGGTTACTGTTTTGGCCATTTCTTTTCACCTCTTATCTGGCGCATCCTCTCGCTCATGGCTGCCCGGCGCTCATCTGTCCAGCTATCCTTTATGGCCTGGCATTGCTTTTCGCGTCGCTCCGCAGACCATTTGACGCCGCGCCGCTTGTCCTGATATGTATTGAAAATCTCATGCCCATCCCGAAAATGAAAGGTTACGGTACCGTCAAGGATGCTGGCGTACTCAATCTGCGCGTCCATCACCGCCTCATCGAAAGCCGGGAGGCCAAGTACCTCGGTGACCAGCGCCTTCACGGTTTCATCCCGAATTGCTGTATTCTGGCACTTGTCCTTTGGCCCTGTGCAATACCAGGAACGTGTGCGTGTGCCATCCTTGCGAACGTTTGACTGGCAGCGGTAGTTGGCACCGCAGCAGCCACATTTGATGAAGCCTGTGAATTCGTAGTACGTGGACTTGTTTGGGTTGGTATCCTTCCGCTTGTGGCGCTCGCCCCAAAGGCGTCTGCGCTCCGGTGTCCACCAGTCCGTCTTGGCAGTGGATTCCCATGTAGTTGCGACCTCGCGTCCATCGTAAAACTGGAAGCGCAGCGTGTCCTCGGAAACTACAAGTATTTCTTCGACCTGCTCGGCAAAGGCCGCTTCATCAAATTCCTCAAGGCCCATAACCTCGGCGGCAACATTCTGGAGCGTCTTTTCAGGGATATTCTTAGAGCCGCAGGCACCAGCGCCTTTTTGGCTTTTTGTCTGGCAGGTCCAGATGTAGTAAACCTCACCGGCTGTATTCCGCTTTCCGCTCCGGCGATAATGTTTGCCGCAGATGCCGCAGGTGATCTTCGTGGAAAAAGCCGTCAGATGCAGGGACTTATTTCCGAAAGGCCCAAGGTCACGCCTGCGCTTGAATTCGCCTTGGACAGCCTGAAATTCATCCATCGGGATGATGGCTTCGTGCGTGTCCTCAACAAAATACTGGGGAAGCTCACCGTGATTCTTTTTACGATGCTTGGCAATCGGGTCTGCAACATATTCCTTCTGGAAAAGCATATTCCCGGTATAGGTGACGTTGGTGAGGACAACCTTGACGTTGGAATCCACCCATTCTTTGCCTTGACGTGTGTAGATGCCTTTTTCGTTAAGCGACCGGCCAATCTCGATCCGCGATGCGCCGTTCATGTATTCTTGGTACATGTACCGGACAATTTCGGCTTCCTCTGGGAGAATTGTGAGCCGCCCGTCAACCCATTCATAACCGAACACACGCATCTGCCCGTTGGGGATACCCTGCTGGAAGCGCTTGATCGTACCCCATTTGACGTTATCCGAAATGCTGCGGCTTTCCTCCTGTGCGAAGGAAGCCAGCAGCGTAAGCATCAGTTCGCCATCCTCAGAGAGCGAATCAATATGCTCCTTTTCAAAGCGGACGGAAATGCCGAGCTCCTTCAGGTGGCGGACCGTTTTCAGCAGGTCCACCGTATTTCTGGCGAAACGAGAAATCGACTTTGTAAGAACAATGTCAATTTTCCCAGCCTCGCAATCCTCAACCATGCGCCGGAACTCGTCACGCTTGCTGGTGCCAGTACCGCTGATGCCGTCGTCCGCATAAACACCGGCGTATTGCCAATCAGAATGCTTTTGAATCAACTCGCTGTAGTAGCTGATCTGAGCTGACAAGGAATGCTGCAGCCGCTCGGTTTCCATAGAAACTCTGGCGTAGGCAGCGACTTTCTTGCGTTCCGGCATTTGAGGTACTGTAGGCTCAATTTTTGTTACTGTTTTCAAGAGAAATCACTCCTTTCCAGTACACATACATCACTCTAAAACGGCTTTATAGCAAGCAATTCTCGGACAATAATGTGCCGAATAACGGTCGATATTTCTCCTGCAGTTTTGTATCAATTATGGCATATTCCTCCGCAGTCAGAAGGCCCTTTTGCAGGAGTATTTTTGCCAGATGAATAGAAGCCTGATAGTCCTTTTCAGCCTCGAATTGTTCTTTGCTCATGCCGGATCACCGTCTTTGAAACGGGCCGCGATATAGCAGGCGTGGGAGCAATATTTTCTGCGGGAATTGCCGTAGGCTGTAAAAGAGCGTCCGCAATGGGCACAGGTGAATGTATAAACAGCTTTCTGTCGCACCGCCTCCGGGTGGGCGTTCCACCAGCGCTGGCGGCATTCAGCGGAACAGAACTTTATTTTTTTCTTGCCCGGAGCCTGTTGCAGCGGCTTTCCACAGCACAGGCAGAAGCCCTGCTCCGGTGCGACGCGGGCATTGCTTTCTGCTTTTATTCCTCCAAGGTCGTGCACACGGCAGTAAGCCTTTACACTATCTTTTGTCAGACCGACCGTCTTGGCGATGGTCGTATACCCACAACCATCCTGCCGCATGGCGGTTATCCGTTGCTTCTGTTCAGTCGTCATCTTTTTCCTCCAGTCTGAGAATCTCTGTCCTCATTACCCAATGGAGGTCAAAGTGCCGTTTGGCCGAAAAATGAGAGAAAAAATAGAAACAAAAAATAAGGCCCGGCAGGATTTTCCCGCCGAGCCTTAAAACTATGTGTCAGAGCTTTGCCGCATAGTCGAGCGATATCCATCCGGCATTGCTTTTGAGCCTGCCCCACTTGGAAGCACCCTCGCCGCTGGCTTCCTCGACAATGGTGAACACACCCTTGCCGGTGTAATGTCCAATCGTACCATAGTTGGTGCCAGGGCCTTTGCGGATGTTCAGGTTGGAAATGACGACTCTGACGCGATAGGGCAGCTCATCAGAAGATGTATCCGCCGCAGACTGCTGAGTACTTCCGAGCCGAGCGTTAATCTGCTCCGCGATGTACGGAAACTTGCTCTCCAAATATGGCCCCGGACAGGCGGTAGCGGCAAACCACTTGTGCATGGTGAGATTGCCGGATTTATCGCCCGTATAATTGATGCGCGAAATGCCATTGCGCTGACAGATGTCCACGCACAGGTCGATCAGCTTCGCAAGTGCGGTATCGCTGACGTGCCAGTTTCCACTGACCTCGTCGTTAGCAACCTCAATGGTGACAGCACGGTTATCGTTGGCGCTATTGGAGCTGCACCAACTCCGGTTGGCCTCATCAACATACAACCCGACACGGCCGTCCGTACCGATGCCGTAGTTGGCGCTGGCCTTCCGGCTGGCTGGTGCAAAGACGGAGCCGCACTGTTCCACGGTCAGGTTACCCGCCATGTGATGGATGGTGAGTTTGTCGATGACATGATTCCTCGGTTTGCTGCAGTTCGGACTGAGCTGCGTGTAATTTACCAGTTTGCTGTTACTCATATTATTTGTCCTCCTTTTCGGCCCGGTCATGAAGCTGCTCCAGGACGGCCTTCAGCTTCTCCGGGATGGGCAGGCCCAGATGTCCTGCGTTCTCAATCAGAGACAGGCCCTCGTTTGAAATGTAGAAAAAGATCACCGCCGTCCGCAGCACCGAGCCGGTGCCGATGATCTGGACGTCGATGATGTTTGCCGCGCCTACCAGAATGAAAATCAGAACCTTCCGGCACAGGCCCTTAAAGCCGACCTCGCTGGAAAGCTTCTTGTCAGCGATGGCGCACATAACGCCGGTGATGTAGTCCATGACCACAAAGCCGAGCAGCGCGTACAGCAGGCCATCACACCCGCCCAGATACCAGCCCAGCCAGCCACCAATGGCCATAAACACCGCCTGAATGGAATACCAGAAATCTTTCATATCCTTTGATCCTCCTTATTTTTTCGCATGAAAAAGCAGCCGCCCCAATAGGGCAGCCGCCTTCCATTTGAGATTGTTACGCTTCTTCCACCGTATAGGTGATTTTCATTGTCTTGTCCGCCGTCTTGATCACGGAGGTCGACAGATTGTTGATGCTGGCGAGATACGGCGTCACGAGGAACAGCGTCTTGTAAACGGACGCGGTCGAATAGCTGTATCTTCCAAAGCTGATCGCATAGGGGCCGTACC